GAATGACGAGCATCACCAATCCACCCATCGCTGGCACGCTTGCGATCAGGGAAGCAGTCATCAGTTTGTTCTCTTAACTGAACAGCAGCTTTAGATAACCAAGCCTTCATTAGCCAAGTATCGATTGAAGTTCATCAGCAGTCAAACCAATGCGATCAAGAATTGCTGCTTTAGCAGTTTCTTTTGCTTCGGCTTCGGCTTTTCTTGCATTAGCATTATCAGCATCTAATTTTATTTGTGCTATTTCAGCAGTAGTTGCATCTCTTACAATTTCCTGACCAGTTTCACAATCAATTATTACAATTTGCGGTTTATTTGTCTTAGTCATTATTTCACCCCATAAAGTGTATAAGTGCCGCCTAGCCAAGTTGCTCCAGGGCAAAGCATTGTTATTGATGTAATTGCATCTGCTGATCCTGACCAATTACCACCACCATTAACGGCTCTTGCTGTTCCTAATGCATCACTGCAAGCACCATAAAATGCGGTGTTTTTGTATGCAGTAGTATTGGCGTAATCATAAATAATTAAAGTTGATGATGAATTAGTGTCAATAATTCCAGCATTTTGCTGAATTGGTAAACTTGATTGCGCTTCACCAATTGAGTTTCCAGTTGATGAACTTCTTGAAAAAGCATAAGAATAATTTGCTGTTGCTCCATTAAATCTAATTTCTAAACCTACATTGCTAATGTTGTAGTGGTTTTTAACAAATAACATCAGATTGGTATAAGCACCAGAAATTGACGAAATAGTTACTGATGAACCGCTTAAAGTGCCAGTTGCTAATGATGTAAAACCTCCACCGCCAGCAGTTGCCCAAGTAGGAACGCCACCAGTAACAGTTAAAACCTGACCAGTAGTTCCAATTCCAAGTCTTGTATTTGTATTAGCAGTTGATGAACGATATTCAATATCGCCAAGAGTTGTTGATGGGTTTAATGCTTTAGTGGTTGTATCAACGGATGAGCCAAGTGTGCGAATAGCAGATGCGCCATCCTTGACCAGCGCGGTGTCATCTGGTGTTGTCCAGCCATAGTTAGTAGTGGTTGCCATATTGTCCTATCCTCAGGCTACGATTGTAGCGTATTCCCATGTCAAAGTTGGATCTATTGTTTGCCATGTTTCGGTTATTGGTGTCGTATTCCAACGCATCGCCACTTGGCTGAATGCGACTGGTGAAAGATTGATCGTTACATAAAGTTGATTGAAGCTGACAGACCAAGACCATCCCTCAACATAACCCTCAAACTCACCACCTGAGATCTGCTCTGGAAGGTTTGTTAAATTGACTGGCATCCCCATGAATATACCAAGCAAGGCATCTCGGTCAGCATTGTCAATTTCTGGGTTTGTTACTGGGAATGTAATGGTGTCAAATTTAGGTAGCGGAAAGGCTCGCTGGGCAATATAACGATCAGCCACAGCTTGAGCATCCACAGCTGAGTGCAACACGCTATCAATGGATTCGGCTTTGTAACCATAAAGTGCAATTGAGGTTGCGCTTGAAGCTGTTTTTTGTGATCCAAAGTTATTGCCATAATTGATGTAAATGTCATTACGAATATCACCAGATCGGGTTGTAGTTTTCAATCCCTTACCGATGGAATGGTTGGCATCAAGATCAACATAACCATTGGTCAATAGATAATTTTGCCTATGGTCAGCATCATCATAATTGATGTTCCCCTGATTATCCTCGTAAATGACACCAAATGCTGAATTGGCAATTAGAGATGCGATGTTGTAAATAGTGTCAGGGTTGGCTGCTCGATTTTCCATTGTGTAAAGTCCGGGAGTATCAATTTCACCTAATCCAATATCACCGGCTTGCGCCCATGTTTCGGTTGCATTGTATCCAGCCCATGTTTCACCAGCTGGTAATTCATTCCAAGAAGCCAATAACAAATCATCCAACAAATCAAGGATTTGGTTGCCATCCTCATCTTGTGAAAGAACACCATCTGTAATGGTCTTTTGAAGTTTAGCCAATGCTCCAACCGCAATTAAGGTATATCTGATTTCAGTTCCAACTGCTCCTGTGTTGCCAACCTCAACTGTTAAATCGGTAATGTTGCCGCCAAAAAGGCTCACATAATTATTGCTTGAGTTCTTAACCTGTAAAGCAATTCCGTCATTTACATTAAAATCATAGGTTTGATTGTTCAAAGCCACAATTGTAATCTGCATGTAAGATGCAATTGGCTGGGAGTAAATATCTGTGCGACCAGCATTATGGCTAAGATTAGCCAAAGTTACATTTGTGTAATCAGTTCCATTGACTGTTAGTTTCCAGCTGGGAGTAAATACTGTCATGGCACAAAAGGAGTATAAACTGTTCCGCGAGAAGCTGATTGATTTTGAATATCTGTAATAACTCTATTTAATCCTTCTGGATCTACGACCGTGCCAGATACATAAATGTTTGTTGTATTGCCACCAGCTTGACCAAATGGACTTCCTACCGGTTGTTGAGCAATTATAGCATTTGCTTGATTTTCCAATGTATTAAATTCAGCAGTTAATTTACTAAATTGTTTTTTAGCGGCTGATTGACTAATGCCACCAGTAATAGTTTGGAATGTCAGTTCGGTAAATTTGTCCTGAACGCTTACCAGTCTTTCAGCCAAATTCTTTAGACTTGTCGCTCCGGCAATATCAGCAAGGCCACCGCCTCCGCCACCAGCACCGCCTCCAATACCGCCAACACTAACACCGCCCCCAAAACCACCAGCACCACCGCCTCCGCCGCCTCCGCCACCTCCGGTAACGCCAGCACCAGATCCAATTTTATTAATCAACTGAATGTCATCTTTTTTAACTAGGTTTAATCCCTTGATTACTGTATTTATTGCATCAATAATGAAATTCAATACTGGGGTGATGGCACCAACAATTGCTCCAAACGCATCAATAATTGCTGCTGCTGCTTTTGCACCAACATCAAGCATGAAACCAAATACTGTTTGCACAATAGGAAAAACTTTGTCTTTAAGTAATAAATAAAAAGCATCAAATGTTTCTCTATTGCGATCTAAAGCCTCTTTGATTATGTCAAAAGCATTCTTAAATTTTTCAATGATAGGAACGCCATATTCAAAGATATAACCAATCAATCTTTCAATAATAGGCAATAATGCAAATCCAACAGCTTCTTTTGCTTCATCAAATCCTATCTTTAGGCGATCAATGCGACCTTGAAAAGTTTCAGCATTACGGCTCGCTGCGCCGCCATAAAGATCTGAAAGTAACTTTGTTTCATCTTTGAAGCTCATTGTCTTGGCTTGTGCAGCTGTAATACCAATTCCAAGTTTTGCTAATTGAGTGTCTTGTCCATTGTAGGCTTTAGACAAGGCTTCTGTAACAGCACCAAGATCTTTACCAGTTCCTTTTGAAATATCAATTGCCAGATTTAACAAATCTTGTGATTTGGTAACATCACCGGTAGCAACGCTTAATCTCTGGAATGCAGGACGTAGTTCATCATCGGCAATACCGACTGCTAATGAGGTTTGGCTTATGTAATCCTCAGTTGCCTTTATTTGGGCATCAGTAGCCCCTGTGGCGGTCTTTAAGGCACTTGCTAGTCTTAACTGCGCAGCCTCATCCTCAATGGCTGATCTGACCCCATCAACAGCTAATTTGGTGGCATAGGCAGCGGCAGCAGCTGTTGCAACTGCAAAAGCAGCACCAACCTTTTTACCAAAGTCATTGGCTTTATCACCAAAACCTTGAATCTCTTTATCAGCTTGTTTTAATCCTTTTTGCAAACCATCAATATCGGCTGCAAGGGCAAGCGTTAAGGAACGACTACTATTCGCTGCCATCTGACCACTCCTTCATTACTTCTAAAATAATTTCTTCAAACTCTTTAATTAAGGTTGGTTGTAACTCTCTTATGGTTGGATAAATAAACCAACCTCTCGACCCTGGCCCTTTAGGCATTGGCCCTGACCATCTTGGAAATTGTGGGTATCTGCTAGAACCAAATTCAATTGCTGCACCAATACCATTACGCTTTCCTTTTGGATCGTTGCGAGTATTGAATTGAGTTGTCGCTCCACCTGAAAATTTCTGTTCAGCAAAACCAAATTTAATCTCACCAAGTAATGAGGAGGCTTTTACTTGACCACCTTGTGCAACTCGATCAGCTTGTTTGCCTCTTGAGGCAGCAATCCTTCTAATTTCATTTAATTCTTTTTGAGCCAACTCTTGCACTTTACGCTTAGTTTCTTGCGTAACAGTTGCATCCATTTTGCGGATTACTCTTGCGATTTTGTTTAATTCGCGCTTGTCATAAAATACTGAAGGTTCGGTGCTAATTGCCATTCCTTGCCTCCAGTATCTCTAATGCTGTCATTATGTCGTCTGCATCAACCCATTCACTCATTGGAATCTGTGTGGCAATTGCCAACTGAACCAATAACCTGTTTAGGCTTCCTGCTGGGTGGCTTTTGGGTTTGCATCACCAACAATTACATCAGTAACTGTTTCACACCATACTTCATAAGGTTTAACTGTTTTACCAGCTGCTTCGCGCTTATGAGCGTGATATGCCAAAAACATTAAATCAGATATGCCCATTTTTTCTTGGGCTTGACCAATTGTGTTTCCGGTTGATTTTTCCCATTTTTGCCACTCAGGCGGTTGGGCTACATAAGTTGCTTGCTCGCCTGAGCTGTATTCAATTGTGATTGGTAACTTCATTGTTTGCTCCCGTTTGTTTGATTAAAGTGATTCTGTAACTGCGCCCTTAGATACTTTGAAAGTAAATGTTGCAGTTTGTGCATCTGGTGCTGTTCCGCCAACTGGTGCCGGATAAGCTGGTAAGCAATCAAATGCAAAAGTGTGTCCAGATGTTACTGTCATTGTAACTGTGAAAGTTGTATCTGGAGTATTGTCTGCTGCTGCCCATAGAGCCTCACAAACTGATGATGTCTTGCCCCAATCTGCAAGAATTTCCATCGTGAATTCTGCCTCAACATTGGTTGTTTTATAAGCCTCACCATCAAGTGTTTGGTAAGTCTGACGATCTATTGTTTTGGTTAAAGTCGCTGATAGTGCTTGTGCATCAATGTCTGTTCCGAGTGAACCTGAAAAAGACAGCGATACATCACGACCGG